GGCCTCAACAAGACCATTCTCAACTACGTGGTGGACGACTCGCCGCTCAAGCAGGGGTTCTACTCGCCAGGGCTGCACATTCCCATCCTCGCGCCCTCGGCGCTGTACGAGGACGAGACCGGATGGCCTGACGTGTGCCTGGTACTCGCGTGGAATTTTGCGCCCCAGATCATCGAGAAGTGCAAGGCGCTGCGCGAGAACGGCACGCACTTCATTACCCCTTTCCCAGTTTTAAGCGTGACCCCGTAGCCCCAAGGAGCCGTCCATGAACCTGACGTTCCGCTTCACTGGTACCGAGATCCTCACCCTGATCTTGACAAACACAGGTAAGAACTAATTGAGGATTTCCAGAACTCATTGAAGCTTTTTCCTCAACTTTTGTAATCTTGAATAAATGCAGTCCCTCAGTTGGGTTTCCAGAATTTCTTGAAAGATCTAGCTCAGTCATTTTATTTCTCCTTTATTTTGATTTGATTTGATTTCTATTCTGATTGCGCTCGCATCCAGAATGACAACAATTTATCATAGGTTGGATTTTCTACCATTTGTGGTAAAGCATCTGACCTATCTTTCGTAACATAGTTTACGGCATCAAAAGTCATTATTCTCATCTTAGGACCTTCAGAGGATTCTCTTTTATCAAGATATCCAATAACGTCCATCATACGAGATAAGTTTCTTGCCGTAGACTTTCCAGTAAATTGTGGTTGCACAGGATCTGTTTCATAAGCTCTTGGAGCTACCTGAGCAATCAACACAATGTTCAACGGTAATGCCTTTAGATCTCTAACTCGTGCATCAAAATCATCAAGCATTTTGCCATAGTCAGATACAGACGGTAAAGAATCGTAGGAACGTCGTATGGTTGGGAATGATGATAATACATTTCGCATGGTTAGATATTGAAGTTCGTTTAGAGAATCCAATACCACAGTTTCAAACGGATGTGTTTCATGGGACAGGAAATCAATAGATTCCATAAGATCTTCCCAAGAATTAATCTCAATTCTGTGTACCTCTCGTTTTACCGAAGCCATACCTTTGTCAATATCCAAAAATATTGGCTTCGGCCATGTAGATGAAAATACCGTTTTCCCTACACCACTTTCTCCATACACAAGAAATTTTACTTGCCTTGGATCAAACTTTCCTTCATGTGTTCCAAAATTAGCTGCAAGTCTTGTATATTGAGTATTATCAAATGGATTACTCACTGCTTTCTCCTTTCTCATCTTGAGAACTCTCATGCGGTACTATAGGAAGTTTACTGAGTACTTCATGAGGGCTTCCGCAATCATTTATTGCTAAACAAGCACCATAGAATCCACAATCCCAACTACAATCCTTGGTTGGATTTCTGTAGACTCTACCTCCAAGTCGATGAAACTCTTCCATTTCATCCAATTGGGTTTCTGTTTCATAGGCAATAGCACTAAGACCTTCCTGATTTCTGTAGACCCTTGCTCTTACCACAGGCTCTTTTGCAGCTATTCCACCTTCTGCAGCACGGATAACATTAAAGAATACTCCTCTAACATCTATTCCTAACGTATGAGCAGCTAACATATACAAGCTCATCTGAGGATCGAGATCTATATGTCCTGTACTTACACGCTTATTGAATTTATGTTCTAAGAGCCATAACCCACCATTGACTTCCACAACACCGTCAATATATCCTATTACGGTATGCTTTCCAATAGGAATTTCAAACTTTTGTTCAAGAGAGACAATACGAGTAAAGTTATCATTCTCTCTAGCCCAATCGAAGTATCTAGGCAATATTACGCACATAAGATCCCAATCAGCAGTAAAGTCTTGCTCCATAGTAGCTTCTAGATCATTATACATGTTAGCAGCTACTTTCATAGCAAGTTCATCTCGTTCATTTTGATCTTCCATATCCAAATGTTCATACCAATTTTGTAAAACGGCATGACCTATGGATCCTCTACTCTGACCTAATCCAGAATCCGTGCGATAATTGTCTATATAACTCCATTTATATCGTGCTCTGCATCGACGAAAAGTCGACATAGACGAATGAGAAAACTTTCGCATTATACCTCCACGTCTATAAAAATATAGGCGTCACTTCTATAGATTCCTATTTTCACCTTTTCCCCCTTAGGAATTTTTGAACGTATAAATAATCCAGCAATAAGGCAAGCAGACGTTCTTCCCATAGGAATAATTGCATCTAATTTTGGATCAAATTCTTCCAAGGAAGCTGACACCCTTTCTGGCAATTCTTCCACAAGTTCTGTACCTGTGGTTATGAACTTTACATTATCTGTATATTTCTTTGTAATAGACAAATCATGTGACGGTTCAACAACAAATAACGTTCTAAATTTATTGGCTTCTTCCATTTGAAGTCCTCCTTTCTTTTGAAGTAATAATTAGGATTTTCCTAAATATTCTCGTATCATTCCAGAGGTGATTGCTATACTGTTATCCTTACGATATTTCAATACATTATCTATGACATGATCTATAGTATATCCCTCAGACCCCTGTGGTCTAACCGCTAATAAATGAATTATATGCGGAGATTTCGTAGTACCAATTCTTTTCACACGGTACAAACTCTGATAATAGTCATCTCCATTATATGAACGTTCCATGTAGACTGCAGTCCGAGCAGCGGTAAGAGTAAGTCCAAACTTTCCAACAGCGGGATGAGCAATTATTATATCCAGCTTTCCTGCTTGAAAATTGTCTACTATAGTTTGTCTCTGATCAGCTTTCGTTTGACCTGTCAATACAGCTACTCTATACTTCTTCGATAATTTGTCATACATAAGTTCTGCCGTCTTTATAAATTGCGTCCAAACAATAGCAGGTAATTCCTCATATTCAAGTATTTCTTCTACCGCATTCCACTTAGCACCATCATCAACGCCGTCAAGTAAGATTGGATTACTGGCAAATTGTAATAATCTAATCATCTGGCTCAAAACATTAGGAGCTAGTATATAATCTCCTTCATGTAATTCAGCTAGAAATTCTGCTTCCATCTGAGCATATACTTTATATTGGGATTTTCCCATCTCAACTTCTATTGTATCAAAAATCCAATCTGGTATATCCAAAACTTCTTCTTGAGTACGGCAGAAGTATATATCTTTAGTATCTTTCTGGAGTCTTTCAATAGCGTCTGGTTGATTTCCAGATACCTTAGTACCCCATTGAGTTGTCTCAATATCACAATAAGTATTCACAAATCTCCAATAAGAAGAAAATCTTTTGGGATCAAGTATGCTAAATTGCATCCAAACATCGTCAAGAAATCTTGATGTTGGGCTTCCAGATAGTAACCACAAATAATCTATTTTTCTCCCAAGTCTTTTTATCAGCTCTGATCTTTTTGCTTTTCTATTCTTTACAAGAATGGATTCGTCTACTATTACAGCTTTGAATTCTTGCTTCAAAATATCGTCTAAATTTCTTACTACGGTATCATAATTGGTTATAACCCATTTATCGTAGTTTTCCCAATTATTTATTTTACCTTTCCATATAACTGCTTCCTCATTTATCCACTTTTTGATTTCTGCTTTCCAATTTCTTGTAAGTGTTAGAGGACATATAATAAGAATGCTAGAAACTGGTAACTCATTTCCGGCAAATATAGCGGAAGCACTTTTTCCAAGTCCAGGAGCAAGAGCAAGCATAGACTTCTTACTCTGGAGAAGAAACTTTACAGCTTCCTTTTGAAAAGGAAATAAAGCACTCTCAGTAACGGTAGAAGAAACAGTAATGGAGCTACCTTCAAGCTCTAGATAAGCGTCTACGCTTGGATCTATTGCTATATTCGAAAATAGCTGCAATACACCCTCGACTGACCTTCTAGATAATTTTGCTCTCCATCCAATTTGAGTACCTTGCCATGTAAATCCATATTGCTTTATTTGATTGGAAGGATAAATATTGGGTATGAAAAATACATACCCATCTTGAACTTTTAGCGTTCCATTATTTTTTTGCTGTTTTTGTGCGGGGGCGTATATACCCTTAAAGTAATTTAAACCGCTTATTGAGCCGCTTTTTTGTCCTAATTGTGTCTTATATTTTATAATAAGGCTCTTTGTAAGGTTATATTGCTTTTCTGACAAATAACCTGTTCTTTTTATCTGCTCTGCAAATGAAGATAGAATTGGAGCATCTAAAGCATTAAACCCAACTCCATTTCTATAAGCTGTTACGGCTAATTGTTTTTCATCTTGTGTTTGATATTCATATAATACCAATAAAGCTTCAACTACATCTTCGGGGTTTTCCCAATTATATTCCATTTTGAAATTCCTCTTTTAGGTTTGGCATACTAAAATTATACACTATTTAAGGTTCATTTACAATACAAAAAGGCATCAAAAAATTCATCTTTTTATTTACAAAATTTTAAGATTTGTTAAATTATACCTTCTTTTTTATCCAAAAACAATAGGGCTGTAAAAAATGATTACAGCCCTTTGTAGATTTGGATCACCTCCAGTAAGTGAACATTACCCTTTTGTTACTCCGTTTTCAAATAAAGTTTTCACTTCGTTCAATGTTTTTAATACATTTGTATTAACATGAACAGGATCTAAACAGTCAGGATCTCTACTAATTATACTTTCCTCGATTGCTCTAATAAGAAGAAGTCCTGCATCTCTCAACGTTTCCTTTTCTTTCTTTACCTTAGATAACTCCTTTTTAACTCCTTCTAACTCTTCCGAGTTTTTATTTATACCTTCCTGTACCGTCTTGAGTGAGATTCTTAATTTTGCTATTTCATCTTCTGAGCTACGATATTTCTCATCCATTTCCTCCAATAATTTATCGTAAAAAGCTCTTAATTGGTTGGCTAATTCAACTTTCTTTACTTCCTTTTCGATTTCTTTGGCTTCTAGGTGAGATTTTAGTTCCTGTTTTTCTTTCTCTATCTTTGCTCTTGATTCTTCTTTAGCCCGTCTTGCTGTACCAATAGCGGTAACGAGTGTACCGACTATACTTCCCAGTATCATCAGCATGGCTACTATTTTTTCTGCGACGCTAAGACCGTTTTCCATACTTACTCCTTCCTAGAAAACCGTCTACCCCGAATAAAATAACTAGGATAGTAGTATTGAGTCTTACGAAAATTGGATCAACTGGAATCTTCAGTGCATACATCGTGTAGATTGCAGCGACAACATATAGAGTAAACATGTGCATGAATTTTAGCCATTTCCAAAATTCTTTACATCGTATGAAATTTCGCAAATATATTGTTCCAGCAATGAAGGACAGGACGAAATTGAAGTAGACTAATAAATCATACACTGGTTCCTCCTACTCTGGTTTCTTATACAGTTCATCCTCTACTACGACTTCACGAGCCTGTCGAACAGCGATTGGTTTAGGTAATATTCTGTCGGCAGATTGGTTTGATATAGCAGCTAATATGAATGTATAGATAAAATACACTGTAGTATTTTTATCACAGACGAAATTTTCAATTGGTATCAACTCGAAGCATCCAAGAGCGAAAATCACTGTCGTGATCACAAACAGCAATCCCAACATTGTGAGTTGCTTCACTTCATCGGATTTTAGGGCAAACCACGTATTAAATTTGGGAATATACGTGAAAGCGGCTGATACGACAACGCCTGCAATCATAATCAACAGGTCTGAACTAAAAGTTACTGATGGAATCATTTTCTCCTCCTACAATCCTAATCCTAAATATTTATTTAATAAAAATATCACCACAATGAGGGCGATTATTGCCAATATGATGTTTCCCCAAGGTGCTGGAATTATGGGAAGTACAAATTTCCACAGCAAATAGAAAACTATGGCAAGGACGATACAGATTAATAACAATTCTACTAACATGGTTTCTCCTAATGTAACTCTGGGTGAATTTCCCAAAGTTTATTGACTTTTTCTTCGAGTGTATAAACAGGAATATTCGGCGGTATAACTATCTCGGAATATTTGTATTCCTGAATATATGTGAATAAGGCAGGAAGATCTCGTTGAGATTGATACCACACCCAGAAATCAACTCCATTCAGATTTAATTCCTTTGCCTTTGCAAAGAACCCTTTTATCTGATTAATTGTTGGCTTCCATGTTCCTACAATGTACGCACAGCCAGTAGCAACGAAGGGAAGTTTGATATCCATCGCTTTGAATTCGTCATATGACATTTTTAACTGAACACTTCCAGCGGTATCTCCTGTACTTTGTTCCCAATAGACCTGTGGAATATCGAAATCGCATTTTGCTCTGAATTCCTTCCACGGTAGGGTCATGTGGTAATGAGGAAATCGATAAGATGAAAGTCCAATAGGAATATTTGGCAGATGGTATCTCAACTTATTCATGATAGCCATTGCTTCTGAATAAGCGCCTTTGATCGGAGCTTCTGCATCCAGAATATACCCTATTAACTTTGGATACTTATTGAAGGCTTCAATGACTCGATCACAACCTTGTGACCATGTGGATTTATATACAGCTCCCCAACCCCAACATTCAATCCCAAGAGCTGTACAAGCATCAATGAATGGTGTTAAATCAGCACCACCCGGAACCTGTCTCTCATTCAGATATCCATCATGGATATGAAAGAATAAATGTTCTATTCCAGCATTTCTAGCAGCCTGAGCAAGTGCTTGCGGATCACCTTTCATCGTCTGAGTAATAACCCAGATGAACCAACCTTTCCCTTTCGGTAATCTATTTCGTGTCATAGTAGTCCTTTCTTTTGAACTAAGGGTAAATAAATTGGATAGGTCACAGTAACTCCGACATTATTACTATACCATTCCACACAACTACAAGAATTGTAATGATAGGAATAACCCATACCAGTTTCGGCAAGTTTGTTTTCTCCAACAAATAAGCCACTAACCCAATCACCAGAGCCTTCATTAGAATCAGTTGAACTGTAAGCCCTAATGGATTGATCTCAAACGCAATCATATTACTGAGTGCATAATACGTAAATGTAAGATCGAGGATTTGAGTGAGCAGAAAGATTCTGGTTATTGGTTTCATCTAATACCTTATTATCACAATTCCAGATCCACCATTACCACCATTTCCTCGTGATGCTGTACCGGCTCCACCGCCGCCTCCTCCTCCAGTATTTACAGTACCATTACCGCCAGCTTCTCCAGCTGTAAATTTTCCAGCACCCCCACCGCCTAATCCACCAGCTCCAGCAGGGCTATCATTAGCACCACCACCTCCCCCGCCGCAATAATACGTTGATACTCCGATAATGTCACTTAAATAACCCATTCCACCATCACCACCAACTGTGTCAGTTCCAGTCGTTCCAACAGCCATTCCACCCCCACCCCCACCGGCTCTATATCCTGTAGTTGTACCACCAGCTCCACCATTATTACCTTGAGATTGAAGGGAATTACCACCCGCATTAGCGACAGCAGTACCCCCACCGCCGCTTCCTCCATCAGTCCCTGCTCCGGTATTCTCACTACCACCTCCACCACCGCCTAATGCAGACATTCCATAAAATGTTGTTTCTGAGCCATTTGATCCTTTTGCGGATAGATTGGTAGAACCAGCTCCGCCAGCTCCAACAACTACATTGTAAACACCTCTCGAAATATAAATTTCTTCTTTGATAATATATCCACCTCCCCCGCCACCTCCAGCACGACCTGCTCCGCCACCGCCACCACCCCCGATCATTAAAACCTTAATATGACCACTTCGTATAACTTCAAAAGTTCCATTAGTAGTAAATATATGAATTCTATCGTCATCTACTTCAGTTATATTTCCACCATGAGCCATAGGGTATTTTTGCGATCTTGTTTTGAATGAAAACCCGTGAAAACCTCTATTTCCTGCCATTAAAAATCTCCACCTTCCGCGATAATATTAAATGCTTCTGCTTTCTCAGTTGCAGCCTGTAATTCATAGGTAGCAGGAAGGATTAGAGCTTCTTCTTCAAAAAGCTCTATTATGTCAATAAATGCTGCTACAGTTGCTGATTTAGTAATTGCAGTGACAAGAATTTCTTTCCAAAGTCTGATATTTGAGCCATCATCAATAAACAAACGAACTATTCCAGCAGTAGTAGTAACGATCGCTTTGATCGTAATTCTGTGTATTCTTGTTCCATTTGTTCCACCAGTAATTATAGTTCCTATCGTTCCTGTTCCATCAAGATTTGTGTTGGCAGTTGAAATTGCAACCATCCCTATAACTGGAGTTAGTGTAAAAATTGGACTTGTATTTGCAGCCATAATAATCTCCTAAACAAAATTTTGATTCATAATTACTTTCAAAGCTGGAGGAACTTCTCCTGTTCCACCACCAGAGGGTAAATTGCTAATTTTTACACTCTTTTTCGCATAACTTGCAGCACTATCCTCAATAATCAATAAATCATCGTCAGCAGGTGTGGTTTTTTCTGTAATTGCACTGATTTCATTGGCTTCATTGTCATGAATGGCAGCACCATCTGTTGCAGCACTACCAAAATCAATACTTACTACACCACTACCGTCATCTGTAAGAGTTCCATTTGTTACCTTGATTTTTATCACGTCAGCAACAGTAGGAGTACCATCTTGTTCCTCTACAGTTAGTGAAGTTCCACTCGCCGGAGTTTCCGGTAACCACGTTCCAGTTGCTAAATCATAAACTAAAATATCATCATCGGCTAAGCCAGTTAAATCAACGTCAGTCAAATCAGCAAGAGCAGAAGAAGGAGTTGCAGGGGTTTCTGGTAACCATGTCCCTGTTGCTAAATCATAAACTAAAATATCATCATCAGCTAAATCAGTTAAATCTACATCGGTAAGGTCGTCTAATGACCCACCACCTTCATCATCTCCAGCAATCAAACTGGTTGTTCCTACATCATATTTGATCACCTGACCATCTGTTATTCCCGTAAGATCAACCGTTATACCATCAATTTTTACAGCATCATGGTCAAGATCGGTAATATCCGCTTCTTCATGGGTATGAGCTGGAATTGATCCCCATGCAGGAATACCACCTGAAACGGTAAGTACATCACCTTCAGTGCCGATGGGCAATCGTGCGATGTCATTATCAGGTTCCAAATGAACTCCGAAGAGTTCTATGGTAAATATATCCCAAGAGTTGCCCCCTCCAGCTAAAGCATAGAATCGAAAATATTGATAAGTTTGTGGTGAAGCAAAATCAATAGTTTCATCTTGTGCCGTCACTGTTATAGTTACAATATCTGTCCAATCTATGCCATTATCACTACCCTGTACTTTATACGAAGTTGCTGCCCAAGCAGTTATATGTTGAAAAAGTCTAAATCTATGAATTATTCTTGACTGACCTAGATTAACATATATCCAGTCATCAGCTACGGGATTAGAAGCACCAGCCCAAAATGTTGCGTCATTCTCATCAATAGCATTCCCAGCAACATAAGATTCATAAGTAGAATTTGCTGTTGCCGATGCTCCATGTCCTACCGTAGCATAATTGGTATATACAGGAATATCTTGTTTTCGATAAATCATATCGCCAACCTCTTCAATTATCGATAAGACGGGATCATCTTCAATGGCAGGAAAATCGGTAATATCAGATACGGTATGGGTGTGAGTTGAGTCTGCAAAAGCGTTGGCATGTTCTCCATCCAATAAATCAGCATTTAAATTCGTATTTAAAGTTGTGCTCTCAATGGAAAATGGAGAAGTTCCTGTTTCAATCAAACTCTTGATTTGATTTGAAAATAATTCTACGCTTGGATTAGGAACCATTCTCATTATGCCAGTTCCTGAAATAGTTCCTGTAATTTGAATATTTGTTAAAATACCATTATTTTCGATGGAACCAGTAATTATACTATTTTTTCCCAATCCAATTATTTCTACTCCAACTGGAATGATCAAAAATGTTTCCTCTGCTGAAATTTCATACGAAAGATCCATATAATTGATGACCTGAGCTGGTTGAGTTGAATTTCTTGTTTTAAATGCAATAATATTATTTCCGAATCCTGACACAGATACACTTGGATTTGCAGTTCCAAGTGTATTTGCTGGACCATTTTCATAAACTAAAGATCCATTTATATACACAGCATCAATATAATCATCTCCTTTGACATTAACTTCTGTTATAGGACCTGTTATATTGATAACTCTACGAAATAACATTATTCCTTGATCTGGATTATCACCAGCTTGGTGAGAAACTCTCTCTGTTCCGGCAATAATTGTTTGATATCCATCTCCAGCAATAGAATCATCCCAACTGGAATCGTCAAATGATAATTCATTCCAGCCAGTAGGAAGAACTCCACCTGGTTCTATACTAATACATTTTTCAGCTCCAATCGTTGAAACAAAAAGAGTTCCATCACCTTCTATTGAGGATACAGTTCCAGGAGGAATAAGTATTATATCTCCACTGGCAGAAGCTTCTAAAGCTAGGAATAATCCACTATTGGATACAGCATAATATCGTATTTCTTGTAGACTTTTATCATATAAAATTATTGCGTACGGATTATCCGAAGTACCGCTTGCAGATAATGCTCCAAGAGTTTGTGAATATAAATTAAGCAATTCTGAAAAATACTCTGCATCTTTTTGGATTATTATACGAGCAACGAAAAAAGCATCTGTCTGTAAATCTGTTGGAACTTCGTATGGAATTGAACTTTTTTGAGCATCAGCAAATGTTACGTATTGCTCTTTATTGAGTAAAATATAAGGAGTACCATCATAACCAAGAATAACCCAATAAACACCATAATATCCGTATGATAACTCTGCTAATGTACCACTACTATCGTCATAATATTCACCTAAAATTTGTTGTTCTCCAGATATATACGACCAATCACCAGCACCATCAAAATACCATATAGTAAATGTAGATGAGTCCGAACTATCAAAAGGAGATATCATTATAGTTCCGGTCATTTCTTCCCAAAGTTTTCCAGTTACTATTCTTATATTTCTATCTCCTACCGCAGTTGTCTGAACACCTACTTGGAATTTCTCGGGTGGAGCACTACTTTCACCTCCGCTTGAGCCAGACCCAAAAGGACGAATCTCAAGAGTACGTACTCTTTTAGAAAGAGCAAGAATAGATTTAGAAAATTCTTTTGAGAAATTATTATCCATTATTCACTCACATAGTATTCTATTAGCCAACCCCAGAAACCAACGCCAAGAAGTCCAGCAGATGATTGAGTATCATCAAGATATGCACCTGCTCTGGCAGTATGCAACGTTATTATATCTCCAGCAGCAGCTTCTATTTCCAATTCATGTATATAATTGAATTCCAAAGGATCCAATTCTATAGCTGCGTAATCATCTGTATCATCTTCTTTTCCAACAGCTCCGATATTATCTGCTCGTATATTAGAATAAGCAACTATGGTTCTATCCCATGCTTCTTCTAAATGACAACTAAATAAAGAATAAGATTTTACGCCAACTCCTGCAGAAAATCCGCTAGGAACAACGTCATCTGGAAGAATATAAAATCCCTTAAACCACGTCCATCCAGAAGTTGATGTAGCATAACCCCATCCTGGAGAAGCAATTGGATACATAGCATTTTGACCTTCAAAATTACTAGCATTTATAGGAACTAATACCTTCACTAATTTTGCTTCTAATTTATCTCTTGGAATAGCTCCATCTACTATTGAATCTCCACTATCTATAATACTATCTCGTAGTACAGTATTGAAAGCACAAAAATCTCTCACATCTGTTATTACAAGAGCTTCTCCTCCGCCAGGAACCAAAATTCTGTACAATGCAATTTCCCATTCACTGGAATCATTCTGAGTAACTGCTGGATAAGCTGCTGCATCAAGAAGAAGTTCTGCAGTTACAGTTTGAGCGTCAAAATCTTTTCTTAAAATTAACACATAATAATTCGGAAGACCAACTCCTCTATCCACCAAATCTTTCTGCAGAGCAGATGAATTTATATACAATCGTCCATCTACCATAGCTGCTCCAGTATCCATTTGAATAGTGTCCGTATCCACAGCGGTAACAGCTAATTCATTATATACATTCTTAATTGGACCTTGAGTAGAAGGATCTCCTTGAATGAGAAATTTGAATAGATCGCAAAATTCCTCGTCATTATAGGGTCCAGCATCTCCTACTGTAGTTCCTCCCCAAAACCATGATTTTTCTGCCATAATACGCTCCTAAAATTCCTGTATTTCAAAAGATAGATCTTCTTTTTCTTGATAGGAAGCATCTACCTTTACTATTCTTCTATTATAAATTGAGCCATTGAAATAAATTGAGATCTTATCTCCAAGGAAAAAATGTTTGCCATATAATGTGGATAATTGAGATAGAGGTTTGAATGTAATATTATCTACATATTTTAATTCCTCAAGATATTCATCTCCGGCAACTTCCATTTCACTTTCAAATCCAGATTTGGATCTTGAAGATTCACATCTATTCCACAAAGAATCATATTGAGTTATTTTGGATCTAACTTTTATGTTTCTTGTAGCACCATCACCTTCTCCCAATACCGTTACCACATTCGTTTCCGATAATCTATCAACTACATGTTCTATTTCTTGAATATTTCCTCGATCAAGAGAAAATATAACCGGAATATTTCCAGAAGCATTTAAACCAGTTTCTCTATTCAATCCTATTACCGTTCTATCAGATCCATATCCATTTGGATATGTTTTGAATCTGAATAACTTAGCTTGTCTATCCCAAACAACTTCGAAGTCTATACTTGAATAATTGGCAATATCTTTTAGAACTTCCAATAAATTCGCATACGCCCGATCACCTTCCCACTCTATTCCAGCTCCGGTAGAAGGATCAACAACAAAATTAGGAAGAACACCATAGGAATCTCTTTCAAAACCTACATCAGTTATCGCAGAAACTCCACAATTTTCTTCTGCATATTCTTTCATTGCTGTTTCTGAAGCATCTAATTTATAAGATTTTATAGTAGCAGCTGGATAATTTATAATCGTTCTCTCGAGAAAATGATTTAATCCAACGCCCGAAATTTCAAAATTATACTCTCCT